GGCTATTGGCGATCAGATAAATGTTGCACAACTTGGCACTGCACAAATCACGTTCGGTACTGCGTCGGGAGTCACTCTTGTCTCTGACGGAACGGCACGCAAAACGAAAGGTCAATACGCAGTCGCCACTTGTGTTCAATACGACACAAACGCTTGGCTGCTTCTCGGAAACATAGCGAGCTAAACAATGCAAATCCTTGCAGTGCCTTCTGGTGCTCAGGCTCCAACGAGCGTTGAGTATCTTGTTCTCGCTGGCGGCGGCGGAGGCGGCGGTCAACGCAACACAAACGGCTCCGGTGGTGGCGGCGGCGCTGGTGGATATCAGACAAGTTCATCATTTGCAGTAATACCTGGAACTGCATACACCGTGACTATTGGTGGTGGCGGAGCAGGTCGAGCAAACAACTCGGGACTATCTGGTGGCAACGGCAACAATTCGGTGTTCAGCAGCATCACGTCAACTGGTGGCGGCGGTGGCGGTGGATGCAACAGCGGAGGCAATCTGGTTGGCGAAAACGGCGGCTCGGGCGGTGGCGGTTCATTCACCAAAGCTGGTGGCACTGGTACAGTCGGCCAAGGCAATAACGGTGGTGCGGGTAATGCAGGCCAAGAAACAGGTGGCGGCGGTGGCGGTGCCGGCGGTGCCGGTGGCACGGGCGGCAACCCCAACGGCGGCGCACAAGGCGCGGGTAGCGCGTCAAACATTACGGGTGCGTCAGTGACGCGCGCGCAAGGCGGCGAAGGCGGTTGGAAAGACACCACCAGTGCCAACAGTGGCGGCGGCGGTGCAGCCAATTTGGGCGGCGGCGGCGGCGGCGGTTCCAACGGCAACACAACGCCAGGCGGCGCCAATGGCGGGTCGGGTGTCGTCATAATTGCCTACCCTGACACTTTCGCCCCGATGACGTCGATTGGCGTAGGACTGACCTACTCAGTTTCGACGGTTAGCCGCGCCGGGTATCGGGTGTACACATTTACCGCAGGCACAGACACGGTGGTGTTCTAACTATGGCGCACTACGCATTTCTCAACGAAAACAACGTGGTCGTGGAAGTAATATTCGGCCGCAACGAAATAGAAACCGTGAACGGTGTCGGCTGGGAGCACTACTACGGCCAACTCAAAGGAATGACTTGCAAGCGCACGTCCTACAACACTTACTACGCCGGCGAAACAATTTACAACGCGGCCGGCGAAGCAATCGGCGTGACACAAACAAACCCCCAACACACCAACGGCGGCACACCATTTCGCGGGCAATTTGCGTCAATTGGCGACATTTACGACCCGGTCTTGGACGCATTCTTTACCCCTGAAAGGACCAACACATGAACGGAAGCACCGCACAAGGCGTCGACCAGACAATAAAAGGCGGCCTCCTCGGCCTATTTACCTACTTCGGCGCCAAGTACAACGTCGACCCGGGCTTGCTCGCCGTTGCAATGCCGCTACTTGCCGGCGTCATGGCGTTCATATCCTCAAAAATTGGCGACCCGCACCTGGCGTCGCTATTCAGTGGCAAGAAAAACGACGCCGCAAAATAATGCCCGCGCCGTACGTCGTACCGACCTACCCGGTCACGGCCGGCAAATTACCAGGCACCGAAGAATGGGCTCGACAAGCTGCAACACATTCGCAAGGCGCGCTCTGGAATAACGGCACGTGGGTACAGCGCGACATTCGCGGCAAGCCCGGCCAAGTGTCAAACCATGCGCGAGGCGTCGCCCTGGACTTGTCGTACCGGTACTACCCAACACAAAACAAAGGCACCACCGACGGCCGCGCCAAATCGTTGGCGTTCATGCGCACCGCCCTGGCCAACTGGCAGACGTTAGGCATCGCCCTGGTGATTGACTATTGGCCGCAACCGTCCGGCCGGTCCTGGCGTTGCGACCGCGAAACGTGGCGCAAAGCCACCGCGCCAACATTCAGTGGCGCCCCGGGCGGCGACTGGTGGCACGTCGAACTCACCCTAGAACTGGCAACCGACCCGAAAGCCGTCGAGAAAGCGTTCGCCAAGGTATTCACCACAACATGACACCGACCCGCTACGGTCATTAGCACAACTCAAAAGGAAGGCAGCAACCTGATGACCGAACCAACCCCCGACCCCGTTGTAATCTTCTACGAGGTATTCACCGGCACCATGCCAGACGGCCAGCACGTCATGGTGCAAATATTCCGCAAGAAAGGCGAGGACCGTTCCATGCTTGCGCAGTTGGCGTTCCGTTCCGACAAGTGGGCGACCTGGGGCGTACCGGTACGCCTCGAAGATAGTCACAGCGTCACAGAAACACCCGTGGCATGAACGCCGGCATCGTCAGCCTTGCGGCCCTACTCACGTCAGCACTCACCGGTTTGTCGTTCGTCATAGCCCCGCTACCCGACGCCGACCGGATACCGCCGGCAGTGTACGAAAGCACCGAAACCCCCGAAACCACCCCAACGGCACCCCGAAACAGCGCTCCACAGCCCCTAGGACGCGACGAAACCCCTACCCCCGCACCCATAACACCCGGCGACTGCCAAGCGTTCGTAGGGCTTGCCTGGACCCTGGGTTGGCCCCAGGAAGAACTGGACACCCTCGAGCGAATTATGCGCAAAGAAAGCGGGTGCCAACCCGACGCAATCGGCGACAAAGCCCTCGGCGGTTCCTACGGCCTTATGCAGGTGCACATTCCGACGTGGTGCCTACCCTCAAAGTATTGGCCGGCCGGTTGGCTCGCCGTACACGGTTCGGTCAGCCCGGACAACTGCATCGCCCTACTTGACCCGGCCACCAACCTGGCCGCCGCGCTACTCATTCAGCGCGAAGGCGGTTGGCCACAGTGGAGCACCTGGCCGTGAACCCGCGCTGGCATGACTACGAAGCCCTAGTCCGTGACCTGGCCGACCTGGCCGACAATAGCCCCGACCACCATACCGCCGTCAGCGCCGCCCGCGCCTTGGCAATCATGACATGGCAGCGCGCCGTCATCGAGGAACTACGCGGCACCGTCGCAACGCTTGAACAATGGGCCGGTGTTCGCGCTTGACATATCGCACATACGACGCCACGCAACTTCGCAAAGGCGTACTCGTGCCACTCATGCCGCACGAAGTAACAGCGCTACGCGAACACGCCGACCAGGTACGACACAACGCCAACCTCATCGGCGCCAAGCACCGACACGCCTGGAACCCGACCAGTGAAGAAGAACAGCGCCGCCAACTTGTCGGCTGGCTCGGCGAACTCGCACTTGCCAAGTACTTCGGCGTCGAGTACGGGTTCGCAACGAACTACGACAAAACACGCCACGACGTTGCAGGCGTAGAAGTTCGCAGCACCGAACACTTCGACGGCCACCTAATCACCTACCCGGACGACAAGGCCGCCCCGTTCGTCCTGGCGTTAGTGCACCGCATAAGTTTCTACAAGTTCGACGTCGTGCTCGCCGGGTGGATTGACTTGCACGACGCCAACACCCCCGAACACTGGCGCACCAATATGCGCGCACCCGGCTACTTCACACCGCAAGCCGCGCTGCACCCTATGGCTACACTTTCACCCACAAAGCAAAAGAGAGGCAGCAACCTATGGCTTGGCAACTGAATGACTACGTGGACGTTCCGCACCGGCTCAAAATGTTGGCGGAGAAGTTTCCGGACGTGCGCATCGTAGAAAGCGAACCTGCGGTGCGGGTGCTCGGCAACCGTACGTTCATCGAAGTGAAGGTAACGGCGTGGCGTTCACCGGACGACCAACACCCGGCCGTCGCATACTGTTGGGAGCCGTTTCCGGGTGATACGCCTTACACGCGCGACTCGGAACAGATGAACGCAGCCACGTCAGCCTTGGGCCGGCTGGTGGCCGTGATGTTGCCGGGCGCGTTCGCCAAGCTTGCAAGTACCAACGAAGTGTTCCACCGTGCCGGACCGCCAAGCAAGCCGAAACACGTCGGCCCGGTGCCCGTTGTCGGCGGCGGCCCGGACCCGTGGGACGAAGTGCCGTCGCACGATGAGCAAGTGCAG